TTTGCCTTCGGTGTCAAAAAAGGTTTCCACCCAACGCCCCTGATAACGCTCAGGATTTGCCTCAAGGAACTCCCGTGTCACCACAGCAACATGGACAACTACATTGTTTTCATCAAGTTTAGCGAAATACTGACCCATACCTATACCTATGCTGTTCTAAATCTGACATATACGATACCGCTACCACCAGCGCCACCGTTGGCTGCTCCGTATTGACCGCCGCCACCACCACCAGTGTTTGCTGTTCCGTTTGTCGCTGCACCTGAACCAGCAGACCCAGTGCCGCCGACACCTGAACCACCAGCACCACCAGTAACCGAACCGCCACCCCCGCCGCCGCCAGCAACAAAACTGGTAACAGTTCCTCCAGTGAAAGCGCTGAGTGATAAACCAGTTCCGCCTGCACCGCCCGTGGTTCCTGTTCCTGCAACACCTACTGATGCTTGACCGCCACCACCTGAACCAGCCGTAGAAGAACCGACCGCTCCACCATCATTGCCTTGACCAAATACGCCAAGCCCAGGTCCCAAAACATTGTTGTTGCTTCCGCCGCCGCTACCACCGTTTGATTTGTATGGTGCGCCAGCAGGACTAGAACTACCAAATCCGCCACCGTATGCTGCGACAACTGTGCCAATAGTGCTTGGCAATCCGTCTAACTGGTATGCGCCACCAGCGCCAACATCAACTGCATGTGTGGCAGCCGTGAAATAAACTGTTCCTTGGTAAACACCACCAGCACCGCCGCCACCAGTGCCGTTGCCGCCCGAAGCACCGCCACCTGCTACGCAAAGAACATCAAACAAACCTGCCGTGTTTACTACAAGGTTGCTATCGCTCGTGAAAGCAAGCAGCGTATAAGTTGCGCCACCAACACTGATACTTGAACTCGTACCACCAGTAGCAACACCATAACCTGCTGTAGTAGCCAAAGCATCACCTTGAATGCGGCGGCGAATATAAACAGCACCACTGCCACCAGCGGCACCATTATTACCGCCACTTGAGCCTCCGCCGCCTTTACCAGTATTTGCCCCACCTGCTGCGCCAGTCATTGTAGCAACATTGCCGCCGTTGCCGCCAGCACATAAAGTGGTTGTAATTGTTCCACCTGTAAAGTTGCTTAAAATTGTTGTGTTTCCTGCACCACCTACACCACCTGTTGCGCCGATGTTTGCTGCACCAGCACCCTGATTTCCACCACCGCCACCACCAGCAAAATCTGCACCGCTTGCTGTTGCTCCAGCATTACCGAATGCAGCATTCATTGAAGGTGCGCCTACACGATTGTAGTAACCATCTCCACCACCACCATTTGCGCCCATAGCCGCATGGGGTCCGCCCGCACCACCTCCGTAACAAGAAACACCACCAGTTAAAATGCCAACCGATGTTGCTGCGCCGCCAGAAGATTGATTACCGCTAGAAGTGCCACCAGCGCCGCCCGCACCAATATCTATTGCATGGGTGGCAGGATTCAAATAAATAGTTTGTTGGAATATGCCTCCTCCACCACCACCACCGCCGCCAACATTGGAGGATGCTTGACCCCATCCACCTCCAGCGCCGCCTCCAACAAGAAGAACATCAAACCAACCACCAGTAGAAACAACAAAGTTTCCATCAGAAGTAAATGTATGCAACTTATGCGAAACACCACCAACAGTAATATCTGATTCAGCACCACCAGAAGCAACACCATACTGTGTTGCAAGACGGGGTTTGCGTGCACCACTAATAGACATAATTAAACCTTGAACCTAACATAGATAATGCCCGAACCACCAGAACCAGCGGTGCCAGTTGGGCATCCGCCACCACCAGAACCAGTGTTTGCTGCCGCTGATGTTCCAGAAGCCGTTCCACCAGCACCACCGATAGACGAGCCTCCCGCACCACCAGAAGATGCGCCTCCACCACCTCCGCCTGCAGCCTTAAACAATGTTGAGCCACCAATAAATGTGGATACATCAATTCCTATTCCACCAGCACCACCATTGTTTGTTGTTGCAGAAACTCCAGCGCCACCAGCGCCACCTCCGCCTCCTGCCCCACCAGAAGCACCTGCTCCACCGTTGTTCCCATAAAAAAGTTCTGCGGTGGTTGGTGCACCAGCACCACCACGACCACCACCAGTAGAAGCGCCATAAAACCCAGTATCAAAAGTGGCATTTTGTGGTCCACCACCCTGAGCAAGCAAACCAACTCTAGAAGAGCCGATTGAACTACGACCACCGAAATCTCCTGCAACGCCACCTGCGCCAATAGTCACAGTCTGATTTGCAGAAAAATACATTGTTTGCTGGATTATGCCACCAGCACCACCACCACCACCCGAACCAGTCTGTGAGCGTCCACCAGCCCCTCCGCCAATAACCATTACATCAAACAAACCAGCCTTAGAAACGGTTAAAGTGTTGTCGCTAGTAAATGTCAAAAGCGTATAGGCTATGCCGCCAGCGGTAATGCTTGAACTGGTTCCGCCCGTGGCAGAACCATACTGATTATACCGTGCGGTACCGAGAGCAGCCGAAACACCCATCTTATATTAGGATTACAGTTCCTTGGACCAGCCGACAACCGTCACATTCACCTTAGAGGCGGTGTCAGACAAACCCTGAATAGTTTCCGTCGCATACAACACCAAAGCAGTGTCCAACACTATAGTGTCATTGGCGCCAATCGGCAAAGCCGACACAAAACGGTTGGAAGCAGTCGCTGCCGTACCCGTCGCCAATGATACCGTGCGGTCCACCGTGTCCGTGTTGCAAACAATAATCTGCTTCACAACATACACTGTTGAGGACGGCACAGTAGCCACCGTCGTGGTGGTCGTGCCCAACTGAGTAGAGACAGCATTGCTGTCGTTCAGTCGCTTTTCGGTTCTATCTCCTGCTGCCATATTACGCTCCTATGTCCATAATCATAATTGCACCCTCACTAGAGGTATTCAAACCACCCGTAGCGGATGCTACGGACTGCCAAGTAGTTCCATTATAAAACTGGAGGGTGTCCAGATTCTTAATGTAACAAACCTCCCCCTCTTCTAGGGTTGGTTCGTTCAATCCGTTGTATGAGGCGTCACGGGCTGTAGTGGTTTCAAATACTTTGACGCCACGCATCAGATATTGGTTAGCGTCCGCAGCAGTTGCTGCGGTGCCGTCAATAAATAATTTTGTGCCAGTAATCGCCATATTAAATCCTAGGTGTAGCGTGGACAGACTCTACAATAATCACCCTGTTGTTCCTTACTTGGTTTCCATGGTGACCAAGGCACCGAAAGCGGTGTTGGATAGCGGGTTTGTTGCTGGGGCGTTAATCCATTGAGTATTGTAGTCGGTGCTGTTAATCTTGGACAGTAGTTGTCCAGCGGTTCCTCCAACTGGAACACCTTGTCCAGCGGGTCCTTGTGGTCCTGTTGCGCCAGTGGCGCCCGTAGCACCTGTCGGTCCTGTCGGACCTGCTGGTCCGATGTCTCCTTGGATGCCTTGTGGTCCTTGGGGTCCAGTTGCACCTGTGGGACCTGTTGCGCCCGTTGCGCCTGTAAGTCCCGTTGGACCGATATCTCCAGTATCACCTTTTGGTCCTGTTGGACCTGTAGCACCTGTAGCACCTGCGGGACCAGTTGGACCTGTGTCACCTGTGTCGCCTTTAAGTCCTTGAGGACCAGTTGCTCCAGTAGCACCAGTTGCTCCAGTTGCTCCTGTAAGTCCAGTGTCACCTGTATCACCTTTAGGTCCAGTAGCACCTTGAGGTCCTGTAGCACCCGTAGTTCCTTGCGGTCCTTGTAAACCTTGAATGCCCTGTGCACCAGTAGCACCTGTCGGACCAGTTGCACCAGTTGGACCAGTATCACCCTGTTGTCCTTGTGGTCCAGTAGGACCTTGTGGACCAACGGGACCAGTAACACCCATAGGACCTGCTGGACCCTGAGGTCCAGTGGGTCCGTACGCAGCCGTACTAGAGGTCGTGATAACCGTGTTGGTTAGCAGACCATTAATAATCTCGTTGCTGCGAGTAACGGTAACACTGGTTGTTGCCATTTAGCGTGTCACATCCGCCAACACCGTCACGGTGCCAGCCAAAATTGTGGTCACCACCGAACCATTGGTTTCTTCAAAATCCCAAAACGAAGGACCAACAGGCAAAGTAGCAGAATCACCAGCCGACAGCGTTGCCTGAACCTGACCGTTAGCAGCGTTAGTTATAACACAGTTCAACTGGGCTTCAACCGTACCAGAATCTTTGGTACGACGAATCTGCGACCTGTAGGTACGCCCAGTCACATCAATAGGGGCTGACCCATCCGAAGTAATGTTGATAACAATAACCTCGGTGTCGCCACGAGTAATCGTCAAGTTTTGCGTCGCAGGAACAGCCATTAATTTTCCAAATCTCTCATCTTCCGTGGTTCACCCTCACAACATGAATCCTTGTAACCACACTCGGGGCACCTCCAACGGCAAGCCGTAGGCGGATACTCGCACCCACAAGTAGGGCACTCAATCGTGCTGCTCATTATAGGGGTTTTAGTTCCCTACGGGACTCAGCCTCCGACTGAGCGACTGACGCAATCAAAGCATTCAATTCCTCATCCGAGATTTCGGATGGTTTCGTGAAATGTTCCACATGCACCTGTGTTGGTGCTAAACGGTTAGTTGCCTGCAGATACAGTTTAGCAGAGTTGTTGTCCCCGTTCATGGCACGCTCATATAGTGAGTCCAACAGTTTCTGGGTTCGCTCAGGGGACTGCTGCAGGTCGTTAACCCGTTTCTCCCACTCTAGTTTGAAGGCAGGTTTCTTCTTCCACCGTCTCAGGGTGGTTTCGTCCACACCTAACTCTAAGGCTAGTTTGTCTTGGGAGGATGGTGAACGGTGCGGGGCTGGAGTAATCAACCAACTTAGGAATCGTTCTTGTCGTTCATCCAGAATGCTGTCCATGCTAATGGATGAAATGTTCCCAACTTGTATGCAACTTGTCTAGGGAACACATAGAACAAGGTTGGGGGGAACCAACGGAGGGGGGTAAGGAATACTGGAGGCACCGAGCGTGATGCGAGGTGCCACTAGATACTTACGGCTTAAGGATAAAACCAGCCTACGGCTGGTTAACAACAACTTGATAACATGAACAGCGTGGACAGTATGAGTATCCTGAAGATAATCTTATTGGCGGGTGCTTTAATCGTTGGAACCGTTTTAAGTATTATTAGTGCACTAAATGTCCTATTTAGAGAATTAGAGAAAGCAGAAGAAGATGGCATCTAAGAAGGTAGCAAAAAAAGTTGCAAAGAAAGCAGTCAAAAAAGCCCCAAAGGGATATCATCGGATGCCAAACGGCAAACTGATGGAAGGCGAAAAACACGAAAAGCGTGAATCCAAGGCTGAACAAATGCGGGAATACGGTCGCATCAAGCGCAAGTAATGGGCTACACCAAACCCGACCTTAGACAGCGTATTGTCGCCGCCGTAAAAGCAGGAACTGCAGGCGGCAAAGCAGGACAATGGTCCGCCCGCAAAGCCCAAATTGTAGCACAACGCTACAAGAAGGCTGGAGGCGGATACAGTGGTAGCAAAACCAAAGCCCAATCCAACCTAAGTAAATGGACCAAAGAAGAATGGCGCACTAAATCAGGTAAACCATCCACCCAAGGACCCAAAGCCACAGGCGAACGCTATTTGCCGAAGAAAGCAATCCAAAACTTGTCGGCAGTAGAATATGCTGCCACCACCCGAGCCAAACGCAAAGGCACCAAGGCTGGCAAACAGTTCGTACCAAACACCCCAGCCGCAAAGCGTGCTGGAAAAGCAGCAAGGACAAAATAATGGCAGCACCCAAGCGTGACCCACGACTGGCAAGAGCAGGAGTATCAGGCTACAACAAGCCCAAGCGCACACCCAACCACCCAACCAAATCGCACATCGTAGTCGCACGGTCAAACGGACAAGTCAAAACCATCCGCTTCGGACAACAAGGCGTCAAAACGAACCAAACCGCAGGACAACGCCAAGCCTTTAAGAGCCGACACGCACGCAACATCTCCAAAGGACCAATGTCAGCCGCCTACTGGGCAGACAAAGTAAAATGGTCGCCATCAAAGACGGCACAACCCCGCAACCAAAAATGGGTTAAAGGCTCCTAGCAATCATATAAACCCCCATATATTTATTGGGACTCCGTTCAATTTAACCCCCGCCCCATCATCATGGCAGCATGGACAGACTGGCTATATAGCCGAATAAAAAATATGCTCTCTGGCTCTGAGCAATAAGAATCATTCACACACATAGGGCGTGCGCCCCCCCATGCCCCCACCCCCGTTGCGTGTAGCCGCATGTGCGAGGCTGAATGAGTGCTGATTATGCGTCCCATATTCGCCCCGACTTGACACAAGTCACCCAATCGGCTATCAGGCGCATGTAGGAACGGGTGCATGGGCGCTGTGCGGGACCGCACGAGGCGTTTGGTGGGTCGTATGGGGGTTTTTGCCGACGGCGTGGTCTGCCTGCGATTTCGGCGTGGGCATTATGCGTAGGGAAACACGGGAGACGGCGTGGGGTCGGTGGCTTGACTTTCGGTTTGGGTCGGCATTATGGTGATTGGCATCGGAATCGGCAACGGTCCCCGAATCGC